CAGTATCTGATAACTTCTCTTCTTCACGTAGAGGAGCGTCATGGTGCGCTTCCTTCATGTACATTTCGTAGAGATTAATCGGCAATTTAAAAGCAAGCATTTCATTCACCCCGATCAAACCTTGCCAATCCCCTGTCTTCAGGGTGGCATATTCCCAGCCTGGAACATCCTCAGGCTTCAGTGGTTCGTAACCCAAACGTATACGCGTTTGGATGGAATCGCGTGGGTTAGACGTAGTAAGCCAGCAACAATGCCAGCCAGGTAATTTAGGTAAGTCCGGTAATGAGGACTGAAAAAATTGTTGACGGAACATTTCAATCCGCTCGTCATCTGACAATTCACGATTTTGCGTTTTTGTACGATCTACCATCGCACGGCTTTCGCGGTTGTCACCAGCAGATTTCTTCAAGCGTTCGTCGGTCATAATACTCGCTCCTTTCAGCGATTGAAACAAATTATAAATCGATATTCAATAAAATGAAAATTAAACTTTATTGGCACGGTCGTACTCGGCGTATCTCTTTGCGTATTTAACCCTCAGTATTGGGTCATCCCACACTCCGGCATCAATAAGAGCTTGTTTACGGTCTGGACTTAAATAGATTTCTTTACGAGTTGAAGTAGGTGCATGTTCACGACCAGAACCAACTGTAGGTCCGCCTCTAGGTTGACGCTCTTCGCGCTGATCACCTACCTTAGGTTTAGTTCTAGTAAACTTTTCAGGCAATCTACGAGCAGCTCTACGTTCAAGCTCTATCCAATACTCTTCAGTTTGAGGATTAAAACCATCTTTTGCAAGAGCTTGGTCAATAGCCAAAACAATTGCAGAGTCTTCGTCTCGGCCTTGAGGGTCATACCACTTATTATCAGCTAAAAACTCATTAGCGTAATGAAGCGTCATGTCATCAATTTGAGGTGCTTGTTGAGACTTTTGAGTTGCTTGATGTTTTACCCCATTAAGCTGCTGTGCTTTGGCTATAGCTTGGTCACGGTAACGCATTGCTTGAGTTACATCCGCACCATTACCTACTTCTACAGCCTTTGCAATTACGCGCTCAGCCATTTCAGCTTGACGTATTGCTTCTTGGATTTGAACGTCTAACCCATTAATATCTAATTGCTGGGTGCGATGCTCTTGAGCAGTAACCCGGCGCTCAAGCTCATCATTACGCTTACGTAAAAAGTCTAGCTCTATTTTGTCACGAGAAATAGCTTTGTCACGACGGTCTTTACGCTCTAGTTTTTCAAGACGACGACGTTCACGGATTGCTTCCCGTTCATCATCTTCTTTTTGAGTTTCAGCCTTAGCACTACGTTCGTCTTCTTCGGCTTCTTCGGCTTCTTCGGCTTCATTAGATGGTGTTACATCATCTTCAATGATTTTAATTTCTTCATCTTTTACTTCTTCGTCGTCTTCTCTCATTATTTCAGCCATGCTCATCTCCCTTTCAGATGAATGCTCTAATCAACAGCGGGTCACCTATTACCTGCCCAATGATGTCTAGATCGTTAAAAATTACGTACAGTGCAGATTCACCGTCCGCCAGTGGTACTTCCCACCTATCTCCACCGTATTTGGCAACACGTACATAGTCACCCTCTTTGCACCACGAACCTTCTGGCCAGCTTTCCATCGTGTTACGGTTCTTGAACGCTAATGGACCAACTGCAAGAATCTTACCTACTTGCGTATTCCATTTCTCAGTGTCTTTAGAACCTCTATCGATTATGATACCTGAGGCTGTTTTTTGCTTAGGACTACGGATTTGAACCAGAACGCGGCTACCGAAAGGCTGTATTCCTGGTTCTGCAACCGGAAAAGCCTCCGCCAATGCGTCCTCAAAGGTCATTGTCACTGTTTTTCTCCTCATCTAATAGTGAAAAGAGTATGTTCAAGGCGGCTTCATAACCTGCAACCACGCCGACGCGATACCCATACTCAAAAGCGTCGCGATTTTGAGGTTTTTTCATTGACTCTAGCGCAAAGTCTGCTTGAGCCGTTTTAATTCGGTTAAGCAGCTTCGTTTCTACGTTCATGCTGGTGTTTTTGGCATTTTTGGCTCTGGAGGAAGAGTCTGACCGTTCAGTTTTTCACCAGCAGCAAGGCGATGCTTTTGTTTAATCAATGCACCGGTCATCGGCACGGTACCTGTCTTAGGTGTGTCACTCATTTTGCTTCTCCTGTTGAATTAAGGGTTAGGATTAATGCCAGTTCCGGTACTTACTGCTACTTTTTCACCACTTGATATTTCTGCGGCTGCAAGCATCATAGCCGTATCGTTGTCTGCTGTGTTCATAGCCACGCGAGCCTCAATTTCGGCAGCGGTTCTCTCATTCTCAGCTTGTTGACGCATCTGCTCACGGTTGAGTTCATCAGCTTGAGCCTTATCTTTTTGCTGCATCTCAAGCTGTTTAACTTGTGCGGCTTGTTGATTAGACTGTTGTTCTTGAGCCATCTTGGCTTGATCAGCTTGAGCTTTTTGCTGCAATGCTTGACCTTGCAATTGAGCATTAAGTTGCGCAATTTGCATTGAGCTGTCAGGTGGCATTGGCGGTTGTGGTTTAAACTGTTGAGCTGCTTGGTCAAGTTGTGCCAATTCAGGCGCAAACCCGCCGAGTTGCTGCTCAATAAACTGCTGAACCTGAAGAATTACCTTAACTTGCTCATCAGCTTCTTCCTTAATCAACTCTTGACGCTGCGCTTTGTCAACTGCATCATGAGATTCGACAAGGTAGTAGTTGAGCAAGTGATCTCGCAGGTGCGTAGCTATCGGATATAGGTACGTCTTCATAATCGCCGGATTCTGCCCAAATAAAGGTGACTTTAAGAAAGCAAGATGCACTTTGAAGTGCGCCATATGGTCTTGTTTAGGCAATACGTACACCGGTTGCCCCATGGTTGCGGCCACGTTCTCACTGACAGGGTCAATGTCCTGCGAACCTGGCTTGGCAACCAACACGTCGCTGTCATTAATTTTCAGGTTACGGAGGAACATTTCCTCAACTTTACGAGCGTCATACATCTGCGGCATTACAGCTGCGCGTTGCATGATTGCTTGTACCTGCGCAAACCTTTGGGTCTCACTGAAAATAGCAGGGTCGCTGACCGGAATGACATCCATGACACCGTCAAAGTCAGATGGGTCAATAGTCAGACCTGACTTTTGAGCCTGGATGTCTTCCTCAGTTAAATAGGCTGAGTTAATGCGGTGGATAATCTTAAACACCCGACTCATTGAGTTATGCAGTCGTGAGTGAATAGAACTAAACACCACCATACCTTGCTCAATTAGAGCTAAGGTAGTGCCTACCGGTGCGGCTGGGTTCTGGTCTGACAACTTCTCAAAACTAGTCTGGACGACACCTTTACCGGCATCAACAAGAAAACCAAGCAACTGAAACAACACAGGACTAGGACCATTGAACGGCAAGGGCATAGCCAATTTACGTACATCATCAACTAGCGCCCCGCCTTCCATCTCAACAACTTCAGTCGGTTGGAGGTTAAGTGTTTGACCACCAGGACCGCCTTTAAGTTTGAGAAGCGTAGGGATGTTTTGAATGTGTGCCGAATCCATAAGGGCTCGCAAAGCGCCTGTTGCCGCACCGCTCAACCCGCCAATCATATGAGTCAGGCCGATAGGGTAAGCACCACGCCAAGGCACAAAGGCAAACTCAACAATCCATTCTAGCTCGCAGCGTTGCTCGTCGTCTTCTTCCCAGTTACGGTATAACGACAGAGCCTTGCCGCTGGACTTGTCAATACTGATTATGTACGGCTCTACGCCTTCATCAAAGTCTAAAAACGTATAAACTTCAAAGATCGTACGCAGTCCGTCTTCATTGTAGGCGGTGTCTTTGCGACCTTCAATCTTATCATTAGCCTTTGTTGACTGGCTGAAGTCTGGGTCATCAGGCATGCCCACGTCTGCGTCAATGTACATACCGCTCTTAACACGACGTGCATACTCCATCTTCGTAACGTACTGCACGTGTGTCTTACGTTCAGCAGAATAGAAGTTAGTAGCTGCAAACGGCAGGTAAATGTCATCGATGGCGATGAACTCTGAGCAAGGACGTTTGTGCTGTGGGTTCCACATTAACTTCATGTACTGCCCACCGCCAAGCGGGAGCTGCGTACTCAACTGCTCTAGCTCGCCACGGAACTCTTGCATTTGCTCCGTGGTCTGCCAGTTCATGAAGGTAGCTTTACGGTCTGCCTTCTCAATCTTGGCTTTGTCTTTCTCACCGAGGATCTTGCTCTTTACCGGACCAGAAGGTGGGAAGATCTCCTTCATCACCCGTGCTGAGAAGTCTACGCAGGCTTCTGTTAACATCGGATGAACTACCTTTGTGGAGCCGCTGAACTGAGCACCACCAGGAGCATCATCGCCTAGGCCGGTACGACGCAGACCTTCCTCATACTGCTTGTCACGCTTCTCACGAGCCTCTTTGTCCCGTTCAATCTTATCAAGCAGGTCATTGGTAGCTTCCTTGAGCATTGATTGGTCAACCTCGTCAACGATGTTGGCGAAGTGAGCCTGTTTACGGGCTTGGTCTTCTTTGTTCTCAAGACGGATTACCGCGCCACCGTCATCAGTATCTTCTACGTCAGCATCAGATTCATCAAGCTCAACCGACTCGCCCTCGTCTTCATCGTCAGGCATGTTCATGCTTAGGTGTTCGTTCATTTCAGCCATTACATTTCCTTATGAAACCGTTCAGCTAGTTCATCGATGTGCGATTGATTATAGTTCACTGCGCCGCCTTTTGCAAATGGGGAGGGCAAGAAACTGCCTGCCGCTCCCTCTACTGCTCCAGTAATTGGGTTTTGACCTTTGATTAAATTTTTAATCCCGCCCATAACTGCCCCCTTACCCATACCTGCCGTTGTAAGGTATGGAGCAATGTAAGGCAATGCGTAGGGAGCAGCAATGATAGCTGCTGGGGCAATGTAATCCGTCCAACTATACTTTGGCGCACGCTGCATATCAGCATATTGCAAAGTATCTTCTATCGGGACTAACCTGTCACCATAGCGCTGATACATTACCCGCGCATGGTCACCGCCAATGTCAGTGCGATTGAAAGCAGAGTTTTCAGTACCGGCAGGCGGGACATAACCCTGCACCGCATAGTAATCCTGCATCTTATCGTTCAGCGCGTTATACAAAGCATTCTCGTCCAGCGAACTGGTTTGTTGGCCATACTGCCCTGGCGCAGATTGCATGTACTGCGCAGGATCAACACCGTACTGCTTTGCTATCCCTTGCAAATCACCTGAGAATTGACTTTGACCTTGCATACCCATGCCTAAAGGTGCGCGGTACACGCCTGCTGCCGCTGCGCCACGGGACAACTCACCAGACATAGAAGAAGGGTCCCAACCAATAGCGTTATCTTTATTGACTAAATCGCCCGTTACCCGCTGTTCGCGGTCCATGACCCGATCCACTTCAGGCGCGTACAGCATAGGCAAACCATTGTAGGTTCCGTACTGGCCGCCTGAGCCAAAACCCGATCGTTCTTGTGCTGCCGTAATAGCAGGCATGCCGCCAATGAACTGTTGTCCTAGTTGTTGCGGTGTAAGTTTTTCTTGTTGTGCGCGGTTAACCCAGTAATTAAAGCCTTCAGTATCCGGCGTTTGATTTATGCGCTGGTACATCTTATTGACTTCATAGTACGGATCGTCAGAAGAGTCTGCCGCGGCCATGAATTCTTTTTGCAAGGCTTCAGGAGACTGTTGATTGTTTTGTGCGCGGTCTGTCCAATATTGCAACCCACCTGCGTCAATGTTCTCACCATTACGATTAATTTGTGAATATAAATCAAGAGCAGTAGATGCTGCATCGCCGCCTTCGGCCATGTGAACCGCACCGCCTTCGGCGTAATATCCATCCCACGGGGTTTTATCTTTAAACCTAGGTGGTTGTCTTTTACCAAAACGAGGATAATAATTGTTTTCTTCTAATAACTCCATGCCCGGTGGGTACTTGTCTGAATAATCTGTCTGGCCGCGTGGACGCAATTGATACTCTAACCAAGACTCACGACTAGCATCATCGCTAAGCATAGGGCGTTTAAACTCTTCATCTTTTAATCTTGCTGTACCATATTCATAACGGTCTGGATTAGCTTCCATCTCACGCTGGAGCCTTGGGTAAACGTCTAGCAGCATAGGGTCGCTGCCTGTTTCCACTCTTGTAGGTACTGGCGTCAAGTCTATGAGCGCGGCTTCGTTCTCGGCTATCTTCTTACGCAACTTCTCCATCTCATAGTCGTCTAAGAAATCGCCAATCGGATCATCTGAGACTTGGCTCATTTCTTTTTCAACTCT